AAAAACATCATTTATTTATACATAGGAAAGAATAAATGATGTATTTCCCCAAAGAAGTGTGGTATCAAATCCGTTCTTATGCGTTTCAATTATGCTACCCACCAGAGATTCAACTGCAATGTAAAAGTTATTTAAACAGCATTGTAAGATTACCATATTTATTGAAAATCGAGAATCAAAAAAGCATTTTGTATCTATATTCTTTTGTAAAGGAACACCATCCTTTTTTCTGGAAAGTGTTTACGGACAAGTACATTCGCGAATGCATCCGCCAAGAAATGGTGCGCATGGATCAAACTTATCACAAAACATATGTAAAACGCGCATGCCGTGGTTTTAATAGTGGATCTCCTTGAGAATATCACTGGCGAGGGATTGACGCGACACCGATGGTATTGTGGTTGTTCCATAGGATAATGCTCGAGGACGTAGAATGGTCATTTTCAATTTTGGATATTTCATCTTGAACATCTTCATACGCAACATTTCTTCTTGCGAGTTTTTGGCGCGATATACGTCTTTCAAATACCATTTGTTCATTATATTGATTCCGGTTTCTTGGGGGTTTAAGCTGTCTCCCACCCCATGGGCACTGATGAGTACGAGATTTGTACATGACGGTGGCAAGTTTGTAAGCACTTTGGACATTAACGTGTCGGAATAATCGTCTTTGAATGGGGAAGCGCCGGTGGTGAATACGACGGTTTCATAATCATAATATGATAAATCTTTCCAATAATTTCCGCGCTCGACGTTGGGGTTATGAAAAGGAGGCTGCGATTGAAGTTCTTCAAACGAGTTCACGCGGCAAGGTAGACAAAGGGGTTTAGATGATCCCGACAATGCCAATACGCTCATATTTTTATCCAAGGCCGCCTGGTACACCAGCTCGCGCCCTAATCCACTCGTGGCTCCGATCACACACAATTGATATGCTTGAAGAAAGGGGGCAAAACATAGAAACAAAGACCACGTATACATGATTATAGATATATTGTATGGTTTTCTTTTATATTGGAATTATTCTTGTTATCAAATTCACCCACTTGAATGACTTTTTGTACCAATGGATGATCCCATTGTCCTTTTTCCATATGAAAACTCGCCGTTTCAAGGTCTTCCAATATCGTTCCTTTGATGTGGATGTTTTGACGAATCTCTTCCAGAATCAATGGATTGTGCATAATCTCTTGAAACATGGAACGATCTTCTTCGTAGTTGCGGTATGTGGGCTTGGATTTTAAATGTTGTAGGGCAAACCGCTCTGGACCCAAATTGTCAATGACTTCGTTCATGAGACGGCGGTTTTCCGCAACCAGGGTATCAACAATGTATTTTGTAAACACATAACTACATTCCTTTTGTTTTTGGACATAGCACACGCTCAATGCGAGATACAGGTTGCTGAATTGGTCCGCCATATTTCCGGATAGCATTTGCTCGCTTTTGAGTTTCCCCCCTTTGAGAGCCACAAAATTAGTGAGTGTGGCGAAGCGCAGTATTTCGTGTTCCAACGAGGTGTCTCCAGACGTGGACCAGAGTAGACTTTGACCATAGAGGGAAAGCGAATGAACCACCATTTTATGGAAATGGGAAGAAAAGGCATGCACGTCGTTTTCCAACAAGGACGTAAGCAAGGGGAAAATATGGGGGTGGCTTTTGTTGAGTCCTTGCGCAAAAATAATGAGAGAACGCGTCAGGGTATTCGATCCTTCCACGGTGATGCCAATCGGGGCACTGCGATAAAAACGTTCCAGGAAATTGTTGGGGCCGAGACAAATCGCGCTCCCTCCTTGAATATCCATGGCGTCATTCAAGACCAGTCGCGCTCGTTCGGTCGTCTGTTGTTTCATGATGGCGCTGATAACCGCCGGTGATTTCCCCTCATCCAAAATGTCGTTGGTCATGGCAATCGACGATTGAATGATCCACGTTTGAACCATCATGCGGAGGAACTTTTCTTGAATGGATTCCATTTGAGATAGAGACAAACGAAATTGCTCCCGCACCTTGATATAATGATACATCCCAAAGGTGGCGACTTTGCTCGTTGCGTTGGCGGTGGCGGGCAGACTCACGCCCCGTCCGGCGGAAAGACAGTCCATCAACATCTTCCACCCTTCTCCGACGTTGTCTTTGCCGCCAATCACTTGATCCAAATCAATGGCGAAATCCCCCTTGATGGTGCCGTTTGGAAACCCCGCGTTCATGGGATTATGATGTGTGTCTTGAATGAGTCCGGGGTGATCTCGCTCCACCAATGCGACGGTAATCCCGGAACGTCCCACGAGATTCTCGGGATCTTGGAGATCAAATGCGATGCCCATTAAGTTTGCTACCGGCGCTAACGTGATATACCGTTTGTTCAACGACAACTGTATTTTTACGTTTCCGCTGGCATCTTGAAACGCCACCCCTTTGTCAATGGACCCCGTGGCATCGGAGCCGTTGTTGGGTCCTGTCAATCCAAAACAAGGAATGCATTCCCCGCTCGCCAGTTTCGGCAAATAGTGCTCCTTTTGAGACGGGGTTCCATAATGGGTGAGTAGTTCTCCCGGACCCAGGGAGTTCGGCACCATCACCACCACTCCCAATGCGGGATCGACGCTGGCGATCTTCGTCAATAGATTGGATAATTCTTGGGTGGATAACTTATGCCCCCCGTATTGCTCGTCAATGATGAAACTAAAATACTTTTCCTTCGCCAGCTTTTGAATCCATGCGTTGTTGTTTTGATTTGGGTACATTACCGAATGATCAAAGGACTCTAACAAAGCATCCACTTTGTCTCCATTGAATGTGTTGATATTTCCAGAAAACGGGGTCGGATACGCCATTTTACCTTGTAATATAGTTCGATCTACACTGGTGTCGCCACTTTGGAGCGCAATGAGTTCCGTGTCTGAAATACGGGGGAGCATGCGTTTGATTCTTGGAAACAAAAAACGGTACATGGGATTTGTATGTACTTTTTTATGTATGGTTGTCTTTAATGTGTTTTTCTACATATTCAATCAATGGTTTGCGTTTGATGCTCATTTTGGGGGTTAAGAAGGGTGCCCATGTTTCCGCGGGTATTGTATAGACTCGTTGAATCCTCACGTGGGAATCCAGTGCTGCATTGATTTTCTCTAGTGTGTCATTGGATACTGGTTCCGTAGAAATAAGCTCGTTGTGCGATTGATTTTCTCCAAATACCACTATATTTCCAGAGACAAATGACTTCACCACGGTTTCCACGTCTTGAACATGGACAAACTTCCCGTTGGATAATTTGTAATTTTCGCTCATGCGGCCTTCATAATACAAATACCCGTCTTTCAAGGTTCCTTGATCCCCCGTTTTGTACCAAATATGCCCATTTCGTTGTTCCAATACTTTATTTGTCTCTTCTTTTTGATTCCAATACCCCATCATTACATTGGGTCCGGCCACTTGTATTTCTCCGTCGACGATTTCCACCAAAACATCGTCCAGTGGTTTACCAATGCTTGCGGTGTTGCGCGGGGATTGAAAATGATTGACGCTAATCATGGGAGATGTTTCCGTACATCCATACCCTTCGCAAATGAAATACCCGTGTTTGGCGTAAAATGCTTTTGTGCTTTCGCTTAATTTCGCCCCGCCCGTGAAGATATAGGATAACCTAGATCCAAATAGGTTGTAAAACAAAAGGGGGAGTAAAAGGTGAACGATGGGGCGATCCAACCAAGACAGTTTGTCTTTGATGACATCCAACACTCGCGGGACCAAGTAGAGACAATGAGGCTGTATTTCTTTGCATTCTTTTAAAAAGGAGTCTCGGTTGGTACAAAGGGCCATGGGGTTGTCGTAGAGCATGTTGTAATATAATTCGCACGTTTGACTATAAATGTGTGCCCAGGGCAAAATGTTGAGGGTCACATACGGGGGTAGGTCGTGAAATCGTTGGCGTATGGAGTATACATTGGATAAGATGTTTTCATTACTAAGCATGACCCCCTTGGGACTCCCCGTGGTACCAGATGTGTAAATGAGTGTTGCCACATCGTGGTGTATATAGTCTATAGATGGAAGACTTTGATCTTCCGAGACGACATCCAACCGGGGAGATACCATGGGTGTCGTAATAGACATGGATAGATCTGTGTCTTCATTTAGAAACAAGACGGGTTCACAATCTTGAAGAATGTGGTGGCAATAGTCTTCTTTTTGTTCGTGATACATGGGCACCCAAATCGCTCCCAAGGAGTTTGTGGCCATGTTCCACGCCAACCACTCCACGGAATTGCGGCCTTTGAATGCCACCCGGTCTCCTTTTTGGACATTTTGATCGCGTAAAAAAAGGCGGCATTGATGAATGGCGTTATACATGTGATTGCGTGAAAACCACTGCCATTGTTGATTGTTTTTCACACCCAATAATGGGCGAAGAGGTTTCGTTTGGAGGCTAGACACCAAAACAGAGGACAATGACATTGTTAGAATAAAACAATATCATTTTATATTGAAATAATATATATGCCAAAGAAGAACCAAACCATAAAATGTAAATGGAAGAGTTGTGATCATGTGCCTTGTGGGAAGGCCATGCCGCATTGCCCGCCCCATTATTGCTATGAACGCGGTAAATTAAGCAGCCGCAATTGGGGGCATTGTAATATGAAGCACCTCGGTAATAGTCCTTATCATAAAAAAAAATGCCCTGAAGAGTGGGAACGGTTTCAATCCTGTTTGCCGAATAAGTCGCGAAAGAAACTACGGACAACCGTGGATGTCCGCACCCTCCACGCGAAAATGCCTTATATTTGGCGTTTTTTGCGCCCTTCTACTCGCAAGCGTATGGTGGAATTGGCGAACATGGAGGTGGAGAAGATAAACATTCCGTTTTCTTTGTATGGAGAACGGATTGCTTCAAAGCACAAAAAGAGGCGCGCCACATTGCGCCGGCGATTCAAAGGGATATGATCAATGACATCCCGCCGATTTGAGAACGCTTTGTAACTGATGCGCCAAATCGGTGGTGGAGGTGATAAACGTGTCGGGCAAGAAGGCATGAATAAAGGCTTGGATGCTTCCTACCCACAAAATAAAACTGAAATATAGAGACAAACACAAATGGGTTCCGTAGGACATGCACACGGCTTGGGGGTGTTTGAAAAGGGGCATATTGCTATAAATATAATTATATACTTATATTTATATAAAACTCCATGTTGGA